GGCGCGCGCATCGATCTCAACTGACGGAGGCGCAGATGCCAGCAGTGGCACGGATCGGGGACCCGTTTGCAACGGGTCACCCCTGCGACGCGTCGAGCACGATTGCCGGGGGCAGCGGAAACGTCTTTGCCAACGGTATTGGTGTGTCGCGGCGGGGCGACCCTTCTGGGTCGCACACGCGCCTGGTCGGCAAGCTGTGCCTCCCGCACACGGTCCCGATCACCGGCGGCAGTGCCACGGTGTTCGTCAACGGAATTTCAATCGCCCGCGTCGGTGACGCCATCGACGCAGGCGCCATCACCGGCGGATCGCCGGACGTTTTTGCAGGTGGATGACAGGTCACGGGGACTGGGTTGGTAGCCACAAGCCTACAACGACAACGACGACGACGAAACACTACACCGACGAGGAACAACACTCACATGCCACGCTACGCAATCACCGAGACAGCCGGGCGTTTCGTCGCCGGAACCAACAATACCGGCGTCGGGACGGTCCTGACGCTGACAGAAAAACAGGCCGAACACGAGGTTCGGCTCGGCACGCTAAGGCTGCTGGATGTCAACACCGATGCGCCTGAGCGCACCGCAGATGCGTCGACCGGGGACAAACCCGATGACAGGACTGCGCCGCCTGCGGCAGAACAACGCCAAGCGACAGCAGAACCCAAGACCGCTGACAGCCCCGTCAAAAACAGCAAAGAACGCGTTATGTAATCCGGGCTGCAATCCTGCAGTCCTCAGCCGCCGTCTTTGTCAGCTGTGTCTGCCTCTCCGTCTTGCTTCGTCCGCGTGGTCTGGAACACGGGTCCCTTTGGAGCCGGTTTCTTCCGCAGGATGGGTGCTGTGGGCTCTTCGCAGTTCGGGCAGGTCTCATCGGTCTCCCGGACAGTGCCGCCGCAATACATGCATTTTTTCATTGTGATCGATTCACTCGAGTTGCGTTCTACTGGTTGGATCGGCTTCTGGTGAACGACCGGTCCTTGGTCAATGGGACGCATTCGACATGGTGCTAAATCACAACAGCCCCTCGTTTGGCCTGAACGCGGCCACGGGGGGCACGCTCATGGGCTGGTCGCATGTGGTGCAGTCCCTGCAGGACATCTTCACGACGCGGTTTGGCGCGCGCGTCATGCGCGAATGGTACGGCTCGTTTGTGCCCACGCTGCTCGGGCGGCAGATCAACAGATCGGAGGTGCCGCTGTTTCTGGCGGCCTTCACCTCGGCGATCGAGCAATGGGAGCCCCGGTTCAAGGTGACGGAGATTGGACTGAAGGATGCCACCCGGGACGGGGTTGTGCGCCTGTCGATCTCTGGAGAATACCGCCCCCGAGCCCTGCTGGGCGATCCCACCTCCGCCGGTTTGCGCAGCCTGGTCATTGACGCCGACGAGGTCGGTCTCGCGATTGCAGACAAGGGGACGGCATGAGTACCATCAGCACGATCGACCTGTCCTCTCTCCCGGCTCCGGGCGTCATCGAGGAGCTGGACTTCGAGGTCATCCTGCGGGCGATGCGCGACGATCTGGTGGCGCGCTTTCCACCGATTGCGCCGGTGATCGACCTGCAAAGCGAGCCCGCGCGCAAGCTGCTAGAGGTCTGCGCCTATCGCGAGCTCTTGCTGCGGCAACGGGTCAATGACGCGGCGCGCGCCAACCTGCTGGCCTTTGCAGGCTCGGGGGATCTTGACCATCTCGCCAGCTTCTACGGTGTCACCCGCCTGACGGACGAGACCGACACGGCGCTGCGCCTGCGGGTGCAACAGCGCATCCAGGGCTGGTCCAATGCGGGAGGTGCCGCGCATTACCGGTACTGGGCCCTGACGGCGGACGAGCGGGTCTCCGACGCAGCTGTCTCCTCCCCAAGCGCGGGCATCGTGCGGATTGCCGTGCTCTCAGCCGAGGGTGACGGAGCGTCGTCCGAGGACCTGCTCACGGCTGTGCGGGCAATTGTGCTGCGCGATGACGTGCGCGTCTTGACCGACACGGTCGAGGTGGTCTCGGCCAGCATCGTGCCCGTGGATGTGGCGGCCACGGTCTTTCTCTATCCCGACACACCCGCTCAGGTGATCGAGCAGCTGCGCGTCGACTTCCCCGCGCGCTTTGCGGCGGCGCGCGGGCTTGGCTGGGATTTGACCAGGTCCTGGATCAACGCACAGCTCCACCCTTCAGGGGTGCAGCGGGTCGAGCTGGCCTTTCCATCTGGTGACACGATCATTACCGAGGAACAGTGCGCGGCGCTGAGATCGGTCGAGATCACGTTCGGCGGGCGTGACCGATGACAGAGTCATCTGTGGGTCCATCTTTACTGCCACCGGGTGCCACCACCTTTGAGCGGGCGATGGAGGGCGCGACGGCGCTGGATGCCCGCGCCCCGGCGATCCGACCGAACGCCCGGGCCAAGCTCGACGGCTTTGATCCGTTTGTGCCCTGGCTGATCTGGGAATACGGCCTGGGAGACATCCTTCCCTATCTGAGCGATCCGCAACGGGCGCTGCGGGAGGGTATTCGCTGGCAGCGCTTGCGCGGCACGCCCGAGGCCTTGCGCCTTGCCTTTTCCTGGCGCGATCTGGACGGGGTTCAGGTCTTCCAGGAGGAACCGGGGCAGCACTTCGCCGCGTTTCAGATCGACACGAATGCGGTGCCACCGCTTGAGGACATCGACGATCTGATTGCGCTCGCGCGCCTGTCGGCACCGGCGCGATCGCGGCTGGCGCGCATCTTCCACGGCTATGACCTGCGGCGGATCAAGCTGGACGACACGCGGCTCGGAGACGGTTTGCTCAGCGATTACAGCGGCGTGCGTCACACAGACGGGCAGACGCGCCTGTCCTTTGGCCGCGTGTTTCCCGTGACTGTGCCCGCGCCTGAGGTGCGGACACATGCAGGGATCTTCGTCGACCATGTCGCGCGCGGGTTTCTGCCGGGTCGGTTTGTTCTGTCGGACAGCGTGCTCGACGATGACCGGGCGATGCCCAACCCGTTTATCTACCACGCGCACCTGTTCACGCTTGCCAACACCGACGGCGTCCCGGACGAGCCAGCCGACTTCGAGCCTGTCCGCAAATTCCAGCGCGCGCAGATGGTGCTCTCGGAGGGAATGCGCCTCGGGGATACCAACAGCCGAACACCCCCGGCGGATTGGGTGCTCTACGAGGACCGCAGGCGGCTCTCCGAGGAGGCTGCGGTCTCCGGCACCCCGGCAGAGGTGCGGCGCATCCAGCGCACGGAGATGTTCGAACGCAGGGCCGTCGCGTCTGCGCTTGTGGCATTGCCGCACGCTACATTCAGATGGCGCGACACGGTTCGGTCCCACGCCTTCGGCGGCCGGTCACAGGTTTACCGCCTTTCGGAAACGCGGCGGACTGTACCGCCGGTCTGGTACGCGCAGCCCTCGCGGGCGCTTGCGGCCGAGACCTACGAGGTGGCGGTGCGCGTGCGCGATGTGCAGCGTGCCGACGCGCGGGCGGTGGGCGACGGTTTCGCTTTGACGCCCACCAATCCGTCTCGAGCACTGCTGCCTGAGGTCTATGATCCGGCGGCTTATCCCATCCGGTTCAGTGAAGTGACCGGAGACACACCTTACGCCGGGCAGTTCTGGCTGCCGCTCACTTACGTCGACCAGCCCTGGTCCGAGGTGCAGGTCCTCGTCGGGGCCATGCACCGCACGGACACACCCAACACAGACTGACGAGGAGGCCTAATGGCTATCATGACGCGCTCGGGGCGCGCAGCCCTGGCGGACGCAATCCGCCAGCGCCCGCTCCATCTTGCCTGGGGCACAGGCAACACCGCCTGGGACAGCACCGCCCCTCAGGGGGCCCTGACGTTCGGCGCAAACGATGTGCTGCAGCTGCCGCACGCTTACGTCTCAGGCGTGGCGCTTGCCTCTGCGGATGGGAATGCGGCCTACTCGGCCGGAACCGATTACACGGTGGACAGCTCGACCGGCCGTGTCACGCGGAGTGTCACTGGCGGTATCCCCACGGAGGCAACGGTCCGCGCAGGCTACACCATCGACACGCCCCCGCCCGATGTGACGCAGACAGCCCTGCTGGGTGAGCTTGGCCGCCGCGCGGTGGACGAAGTGGCGTTCGTGGTCGCGGATGATGCAGGCGCCATTGTCGCCCCCACCGGCCGCTTCACGCTGTCGGCCACACCCACCAATCACCTCTTCGTGCGGGTGCGCTTCGAGTTCGAGGACGCCCCCGATGCGGTGATCCGCGAGCAAGGCCTGTTTGTCGGCACCACCACCGATCCCGCCCTGCCGGCGGGGCTGCGGTATTTTGAGCCCGCCGCCATCACCGACCCCGGCATCCTGCTGATCGTGCAGAACACCGTCCCGATCATCCGCCAACCCTCGACCCGCGAGACCTTCGAGTTCGTGGTCACGTTCTGATCAGGAGGCCCACCCGTGGCGCTCGACCGCTATTACAATCTCTACAACTCGGCCTCCGGCTATGCAGAGCTGATGTTCCGCGCCGGTGACGGCCTGCAAAGCCGCGAGCTGAACGAAGTCCAGACCTGGCTCGCGGACCGCCTCGCCAGGATCGGCGACGCCATCTTCAAGGAAGGCGACCTGATCCGCGATGGTGACGTCTCCGTTGATCCCGCCACCGGCGAGGTCAACCTGGCCTCCGGCATCGTCTACCTGCGCGGCGCAGCCCGCCCCGTCGGTGCTGCAACCGTCGTCATCCCGGTTGACCGGACGGTCGCCCTCGGCGTGCGCTTTGTCGAGACCATCGTCACCGAGCTCGAGGACCCAGCCCTGCGCGATCCGGCCCTGGGCACCCGCAACTATCAGGAACCCGGCGCCGCACGTCGCAAGGAGCAGATCGTCTGGGGCTGGGACAGCGGCAATCAGAACGACGGCGGCACCGGGGCCTTCCATGCGATCTATACCGTCACCAATGGCACACTCGACAGCAAGATCCAGCCCCCCGAGCTCGACGCGGTGCTGCAAACCGTGGCGCGCTATGACCGCGAGGCCAATGGCTCCTATGTCGCCACTGGACTGGAGCTCACCTATCTGACCCGCGACGATGCGGCGGCGGAA